GACATTACTTGGAATCGGAACTTTATATTCAGATTCAGTAGTTGAGGAAGTTTGTCAGGCTGCCGAAAATATTGTCAAAGGCTTTTTGTGGTTTAATGACTATAATATTGTTTATCAAGAAACTACTTCAACAGTATCAGCCACAATTTATACAGACAAAAAACACAACGTTTTAGTTGGTCAAACCGTAGTTGTTGAAAATTGCGGCTCAAAATATAACGGTTCAAAAACAATAACCGCAGTAACAGATTATTCAATGACTTACGCAGTAAATAACGCAACTATAGAATTAAAACACCCAGTAGTTCCATACGGAACAGCGTCTGCAACTACTCATATAGATTACGCAACAGTCCCCGAAATTCGTCAAGGTGCCGCCATGATTGCAGTTGACATTTGGCAGAGCAGACAACAAACTGCGTCAGGTGGAATTTCACCAGATTTCCAACCATCACCCTATAGAATGGGAAATACTTTACTCGCAAGAATCAGAGGGCTCATAGCAAATCACCTTTCCCCTAACGGTTTGGTTGGCTGATGACTGTCGCCGTTACGACTCTCAGGTCAACCCTTGCGACGGCGTTGGAGAACGCTGGGGTTTGGCAGGTGTTTTCTTACCCACCTGCCTCACCCATTGCCAATTCAGTAATTGTTCAACCGGATGAGCCTTACATTGAACCAAGTAACAACATTTACTCAAGTGTTGCCCCGAAAGTAAATTTTAGAATAGTAATGATCGTTCCAATGCTAGATAACCAAGGAAACTTAAACGGCATTGAGAGCATGGTTGTTGGCGTGTTCAATAAACTAGCCGCCTCAACAACCTTGAAAATAAGTGTTGGCAATATATCGGCACCGACAGTACTTTCAAACGCTGCCGGCGAAATGTTAACAAGTGATATGTCCGTCTCAATCATGACAAGTTGGAGTTAAAAAATGAGTGATTTTATAGATGTTCCTTCCGAGGACAAGGCTTGGCTTGAAAAAGTCGGGCAAGTAGCAAAAACAGATAAGCCAAAACCAGTCTCAAAGAAAGATGAGGAATAACCAATGGCTGTATTTCTAAATAATAAGGTCGGCGTAAAGGTTAATTCCGTCGATCTTTCAGATCATGTGACTAGCGTCACACTTAACCGTTCGTTTAATGAATTATCGGTGACAGCCATGGGCGATACCGGTGAAAAATTTGTTAAAGGCTTGGAAACTTCAAGCGTGGCAATTTCCTTCCTAAATGACACCGCTTCAGCCAACGTTCTTGCAACATTGCAAGCCGCTTGGGGAACTTCAGTTACTGTAGTTTTGTTACAGGAAAAAGGAACCGCAGTTTCAGCAACTAACCCACTTTATACAATGACATGCCTTATCAATAACACTACCGACATTAACGGCGGAGTTGGCGATCTTGGTACTCAGGATGTAACATGGACTGTAAACGGTGCAGTAGCCGTTGCAACAACAGGTACATTCTAAGGAGTAGTAATGATTAAATTGAGAGTGTCAAAGGCTTCAGGGGAAGTATCCGAATTTGATATAACCCCTGCACTCGAATATGCGTTTGAACAGAATTTTAAGACTGGTTTTCATAAGCGTTTCAGAGACGAGGAAAAGCAGTCGGACGTCTATTGGCTTTCATGGGAAGCGGAACGACGTGCAGGTAATACAGTTCCGCCATTTGGGGACAAGTATCTAGAAACTCTATCCAAGGTAGAGATTATGGACGCTGACTCCCCAAATGGGTGACGAGGTATGACTTTACTTATCTAATTGCTTTATTAGCAGTTAGGACTGGCATACCTCATTCAGAGTATTTGAAAATGGATAGATCGCTACTTTTAGCAACTATGAGCGTGTTAAAAGAGGACTCAAAAAGGATGGAAAATGCCAGTAGAGGTAAAGGGGCTCGTTGAGGTTCAAAAAGCCTTAAAGAAGTTTGCGCCTGATCTTTATAAGGAAATGAACAAGGAAATCCGTAGCGCAATGCGTGTAGTCATTGCAGACGCAAAAAGACAAGTTCCAAATCAATTGCAAGATTTAAGCGGTTGGCAAGACGAAGGCAAAACAGTTGTTTCAAGGAGTGCCGGAAAGAGTCGTGGATTTCCTAAATACAATCCCAATGTTATTAAAAAAGGTTTGACTAGTTCAGTAGGTCGCTCAAGGAGAAACAGGGCTGGATTCGTTAACGCTTACAAATTGTTGAACAGATCAGCCGCCGGCGCAATCTATGAAACCGCAGGACGTAAAAATCCTAATGGTCGTGCGCCAATGCAAAGTTTGTACGCTAGTAATTTCGTTCAAGGCGACGAAGGCACCTATAAGTCAGGTGGCAAAATTTTAAGACGTTCAACTAGGAATTACAATAGTAACAATCCTTTTGCAGGATACCAGTTCGTGCAAGCCGTAAACGCTGAAGCCAAACTAGAAAGTATTGGTAGGGGTAGGAAAAACCAAGGACGTTTACTTTATGCGGCTTTCGCAAGAGATCAAGGCAAGGTCACAAAGGCAACCTTCAAAGCAATCGATAAAGCAATTTTAACATTTAATTCAAGCATTAAGAGAAGGATTGGACTAGCCGCATGAGTGCCACCGGTATTGAAATTCCTATTGTTAGCACCTATAAAGACAAAGGCGCAAAAGCGGCCAGTAAGTCGCTCAATACTTTAACCAAATCAGCCAAAGCCCTAGGCTTGGCTTTTGGTGTTTTTCAAACCATAAACTTTAGCAAAAAGGCAGTAAGGGCTTTCGCCGATGATGAAAGAGCCGCCGGCGCATTATCTAAAACATTACAGAATTTAGGCCAATCTTATGCAGTTTTGCAAACCGCAGGATTTATTCAAAACTTACAAAACACCACCGGTATTCTTGACGATCAACTGCGTCCGGCTTTTACTCAACTAGTTAACTCAACCTTAGACGCTAAGGAAGCCCAAAAGTTATTAAGTGTCGCTTTAGATGTATCCGCTGGAACTGGTAAAGATTTACAGTCGGTTACCGTTGCATTAAGCAAAGCGGTATTGAAAGAGAATACTGCACTTAGCCGTTTAGGAATTGGTTTAAGTAAAGCCGAATTAGCCACTATGGATATGGCTCAAATAACTGACTTTTTGTCTAAGAAGTTTGATGGTCAGGCCGCTTTAGCCGCTGATTCTTATGCAGGAAAATTAGCAGTCTTAAGCGCAAAAGCCTCGGACGCCGCTGAAACAATTGGCGGTTCTTTAGTAGTGGCACTAGACAAAGCATTTGGCGACCCTGAGAAAATTGGAAGTGGTATAGATGTTATCGCCAACAAGATTAGCGGCCTCATTGAGGGGATGTCTAGATTTATTCAAGTTACAAAAATTGGACTTCAGAACTTAACCTTGTCTCCCGATTCACCTATTTTCCAGTATAAATTAAACTTTGACAAACCTTTTGACCCAATGAGCCAAAAGTTTGATTACACCGCATTACAAAAAGAGGAAAAGAGATTACAAAACGACGCTAAGAAAAACCTCGCTGCCCGTAATGCCGCTATAAAGAAAGAACAAGCATTACTCAAAGATCAAGCAAAACTTAAAAAATTTGGAAGTATGTTTGACACCGAACAAATTGAGATTTTTGCTGCACTTCAGGGAAAAATTACCGAGCAGGAAAAACTTAGACTTAGTTTACAGTTAGCCTTAATTCAAGGTAATGCAACCGAAGCCGAGAAACTTGGAAAACAACTGGCAATTGCTCAGTTACAGACTACTGATCTTTCTGCGGCTATTGCAAAGATACCTAAAGCCCTAAACCCATTTGAAGGTTTTGGAAGCGAGGTTGACAACTTAATTGCCAAGATTTTGAACATGTATAAGTTATTGCAGCAACCTTTAAGCACTACAACCACCGCACCAATTACGACTTCAAGCGGTTCAACCAACCCAACATTGACTGCAATTGCTGCTCAAATTGATAGCGCAAGAACAGGTTTGAACAATTTTAATGAAAGAATGTTGGCAAAAATAGCGGCTACCAATAAAATTCCGGATACAACTATTGAACAAGATATTCAAAGTCAATTACAGGCTTATCTTGCCGCCGATACTGCAATGCGTAGTACATTTAAGGACTTAAACATAAACATTGCGCCGGCTGGTAGCGTTGTTACTACTGGCGATCTTGTCCAAGATATTCGCAACGCCTTGATTGAGGCAGGATTATCCGGCTCACAAACTACCATTAACAGGAACCTTGGTGCGTTCCAAGTACAATGACATTACCGGCAACCTTAGACGTTTCACTAAACTTCCAATCGGGGGCGACCTTCGGCATACCCTTTACTCTTGACGACCCAGTAAACGGAATTCTTGGAACTAATATCTTGTCCGAGTCTAACGCACCGGCCTTGGTAGTTAACTTAACTACACAAACTCGTCAAATAAGTATTAGACGAGGCAGGAACATTAGTCGAGACATATACGAAGCCGGAACTTGTACGGTGAGAATCTATGACCCGAATTCAGACTTCAATCCACAAAACGTAACCTCGCCTTATTTTGGCCAATTAGAACCATTAAGAAAGTTACGCATTTCGGCTACCGTTGCAGGTGTAACTTACTATCTATTTAGTGGATATACGACTGACTATATCTACTCCTATGACCAAGCAGAAAACATTGCTTACGTAGATATAAAGGCAAGCGACGCCTTCAGGTTATTTAATATGGCTTCAGTCGTAACCGTTACAGGTCAAGCGGCTGGTCAAGATACTGGAACCCGAATTGATAAAATTTTGGATACGGTGTCGTTCCCTACTCAAATGCGTAGCATTGAGACCGGAGACACGTTAACCCTTGCCGACCCCGCTACCTTAAGAACCTCACTTAGTGCTATGCAAAACGCAGAGTTCAGCGAGCAGGGGGCTTTGTTTATTAGCCCTGAAGGTAACATTATATTCAAAAATCGAAGTTCAGTTATTGCAAGCGCAGGGGCAACCCCAACCAATTTCAATCAAACCGGTGGCATACCTTACAAGGACTTAAAGTTTGCCCTAGATGATAAACTAATTGTGAACAGCGCAACCATTACAAAAATTGGCGGCGTGGCTCAAACTGCAATTGATTCCGGTTCGATTGCCACCTACTTTCCTCATTCCGTAGCAGTTAGCGAACTTATTGTTGATACCGACGCCGAGGCATTAAATATTGCAAGCATATACGTCGCAACGAGATCAAGTACCTCAATACGAATAGATCAAATGAGCGTTGATTTATACGACCCAAATGTGCCAACGGCCACAATGTTGGACTTTGATTATTTTGATAATGTACTTATCAGTAATATTCAACCCGACAGTTCAACCATCACCAAAAACCTTCAGGTTCAGGGTATCGCTCATGACATAACCCCGACCTCATGGATGACCACCCTCACGACTATGGAACCTATTGTGGACGGATTTATCATAGGGAATAGTACTTATGGGGTAATTGGTGAGGATGTTTTGTCTTACTAGGATATAATTAGGCACTATTAAGGAGATATAATGGCCGCAGGATTAGGATTTAAGACTTTTAACACCGGTGACGTTTTGAGTGCCGCCGATACCAATGGGTTCCTCATGCAGGGCGTTCTTGTTTTTGCAGACGCCGCCGCACGATCAGCCGCAATCACTTCACCTCAAGAGGGTCAAACCTCATATCTCAAGGACACCGACGTAATACAGGTGTACTCAGGTTCAGCATGGGTTACTAAGTCAGGTGGCTCATCACCTTTAACAACTAAGGGCGATCTTTATACTTACTCAACAACCGACGCAAGATTGCCAGTAGGCACAAACGGACACACACTTGTAGCGGATTCTAGTACCGCAACAGGTTTGGCTTGGGCGGCTGCTGCTGGTGGTGGCAAAGTGTTGCAGGTTGTTGTTGGAACAAGTACAACATCAGTTTCAAATTCTACAAACACTTACGCTGATACTGGATTATCTGCAACAATTACGCCCGCTACTACTGGAAGCAGAATTTTGATATTAGTGGACCACGGAACTGTGTATAAATCTAGCGATAATGCACAAAATCAAATTAACTTTAAATTATTTAGAGGTGCAACAGAAATTAAATTTAGTAACTGGGGATGGACTAATACATCAATGAACCTTAAAGGCTACTCTGGCGATATTATGGTAGATAGTCCTTCATCTACTTCGGCTTTAACTTACAAAACGCAATTCAGAAATGAAAATAACACGGCAGAGGTAATTGTAATTGGTGGCGGTGTTAGTGCAACAAAAGGTTCAATTGTTCTAGTAGAAATAGGTGCATAATGTATATTAGAGGTGGAGAAGTATTACAAATGCTTTGCCCTCAAGGTGGCTGGATTTTAGTAGGTGATTCTTTTGAAGGAATTACTTGGGTAGATGATCGGCCAAGATGTACTAAATCAGAATTTGAAGCAGGTTTTGCAAAAGTTGAGGCTTACAAAAAAGAACAAGAAATTGCAAAAACAAACGCCAAAGCCACAGCCGAATCTAAACTATCAGCACTTGGATTAACTACTGAGGATTTAAGGGCTTTAGGCCTCTAAGCACAATCCTCTGAGATTGTTCTCGGAGGATAAATTGGAAAATATGAAACCATGGTTATCAAAAGCGGCGGTTCAACTGCGTGAGCAGATCGACGACGCTTACCAAGATCGCAGCCGGAAATCTGATGGGTGGGCGGCT